ACACAAGAATCCACAAACGCAATGAAAGTTTATTTTATCGGATCACGAATTGATGGCATTACGGCTTTTTTTACAATTACTGTTGGGATTTATTTAGCTGTGATTACAATTATAGCAACTTCTGTTATTGGGATTAGCCAGAAACTTTTAAGTTCCAAAATAGATCGGGCATTGCTCGTTGTATTTATTTCCGGGATGGTAGAAGACCTGTTAGTCATAATGACAGCAGTAATTATCCCTTCGACATTTTCTTACTTCTATTCGCTGCTGATAGGTTTTTCTCTCACAGCTTTTATATCGTTTATCAAATTTATTTGGTATATTTCTAAAATATTTCATACGAATCTAAATGAGATGGCGAAAAGCCTAGATGAAGAAAGCAGATATAAAGAAGACATATTAGAGCAACTAACCAGAATTTCAGAAAACACAAAAAAGAGATAGTATATTAAGACAGCAGGCCACCCGCTTGCTGTCTTTTGTTTTGCCCAAAGGAGGGAGTAAACTATGACAAAGAAACAGAAGAGGTTTGCGGAAGAGTACCTAATTGACCTCAACGCAACACAAGCGGCAATCCGTTCCGGGTACAGCAGTACAAGCGCCGGCGAGATTGGTTATGAGCTTATGAAGAAACATGAAATCCGCGCGTACATCGACAAAAAAATGGCGGAACGCTCTAAGCGAACCGGCGTAAACGCTGACCGTGTAGTGCGTGAGCTTGCAAGGATTGCGTTTGTAAACGCGCCTGATGTTATCGACATGGAAAGTGCGACGGTACTAAAAGACGCGGAAGCCGACGACACGGCGGCAATTGCGACGGTAAAGGTCAAGACGATACCGGGGGAAGACGGAGAGGGCGTTGAGCGCGAAATCAGGTTCGCGGACAAAATCAAAGCACTGGAGCTGCTTGGCAAGCATATGGGTATGTTTACAGACAGGGTACAGATAAACGGCGCCGCACCCGTACAAATCGTAGACGACCTGCCGACTGATGACGATGGTTAAGCTGTCAAACCTAATCGCGCCGTCATTTTACGCGGTCCACCAGTCCATAAAAGGAGAACAGTACACTCATTACCAGCTCGGCGGTGGCCGCGGCAGTACAAAGTCGTCGTTCGCGGCGGTTGAAATCATCCTGGGGATGGCAAAGCACCCGGACGCAAACGCCGTGGTAATTCGTAAGATTGGGCTGTACCTGAAGGACAGCGTATATGAGCAGCTTTCCTGGGCGATTGAAAAGCTTGGGATGTCACACCTTTGGCAGGAGAAGCTATCCCCGCTTGAGATGGTTTATATGCCGACAGGCCAGAAAATCTTGTTCCGCGGCGCCGACAAGCCGAAGAAGCTCAAATCCACGAAGGTATCGAAGGGATATATCCGATATGTCTGGTACGAGGAAGCCGACGAGTTTGACGGGCTGGAGGAAATCCGCACCATTAACCAATCCATGCTGCGCGGCGGCGCACGATTTGAAGTGTTTTACACATACAACCCGCCGCAGCGCAAAAACAACTGGGTAAACGAATGGGCGTCGATACCGGAACCGGGCAGGCTTGTGCACCAAAGCAATTATTTAGCTGTCCCGCCTGAATGGCTCGGCGAGACGTTTCTCGTTGAGGCAGAACATCTCAGGAAGACAAAGCCTGAAGCGTACGCGCATGAATACCTGGGAGAGGTCACGGGCACCGGCGGCGAAGTATTCCGCAACGTCAGATTGCGGCAGATTACTGAAGAAGAAATCAAGACATTTGACAAGCTGCGCCGCGGCCTTGACTGGGGCTACGCGGCAGACCCGTTTGTATATATTGTGGGCCACCTGGACAGTAAGCGCCGGCGGCTCTTTTTGTTTTACGAATTTTACAAGGTCGGGGCGTCGTTTGACACGGTTGCTGATAAAATCAGGCGGGAAAACATATACGGCCAGCCGGTCATTGCAGAGAGCGCGGAGCCACGGAGCAACGACGAGCTGCGCCAACGCGGCGTGTTTATTCGCGCGGCAAAGAAAGGTCCCGGCAGCGTAGAGCACGGCATCCGCTGGCTGCAGGATTTGGAAGAGCTTATCATCGACCCAATCCGCTGCCCTGAGACAGCCCGCGAGTTTACAAATTATGAGCTGGAAAAGGACCATAACGGCAATTGGAAAGCAAATTATCCGGACAAAGACAACCACAGTATCGACGCCGTGCGTTATGCCTGCGAGGATGATATGAAGCGAAGTACCAGCCCCGTCACAATTGGAGGAATATAAATGCTGACAAGCTTAAAGTTTTTGAAAAGAGGCAGCCAATGGCCGCCGGAAAGTGAGCGGGAAAGGCTAAGAACCTACCGCGACAACCGGCTGGTGTTTGAGGATGAGCACGCAAAGGTGTACGACGAACAGTTCAAGCGCATCGAGCGCGTCGTCGGAAACCTGCCTCATGCGGTATCCTTTGCCACCATCCTTAGCTACCAGAAGCTGCTGACGCTGAAAACCGCCGACCTCATATTCGGGGAGCCTCCTAAGATAACTGCGGGCAAGGAGTCGCAGCAGAAGGTAATCGACAGGATACTCACGGAAACGAACCTGCTGGACGCCGCTTACATGTGTGCAATCGACGTCAGCCGGTATGGGGACGGTTTGATGCTTTTGGGCAATCCTGCAGGCGTGCCGGTAATCGATGCGGTAAGCCCGCAGCACTGGCATATGGTTGTCGAGCAGGGCAACATCAAGCGGGCACAATATCACGTGTTTGCGTGGGCGTACCCTACCGACGAGCAGCGCCGCCGGTGGGAACTGAAGGTGCAGGTACATAACCCGGAAGCGCCCGCGGAATGCGAACAGCACCGCTATCAGCTGGAAGGGGCAGAGAACGGCTGGACAATAGGGCAGGAACTTACAGCGCCAGAGGAATTACAGCTGGAAACACAGCTGAAGGTTTGCCCGGTGTTCCGTGTCTCGAATGTCCTTACCTCCGACCGCGTGTATGGGATTGACGATTACCAGAGCATAGACAGCATCATATCGGAGCTGATGGTGCGGGTGTCGCAGATTAGCAAGGTACTCGACAAGCACGCGGCGCCGAGCATGAGCGGCCCGCAGAGCGCACTGGAGCAGGACAGGGCAACCGGGGAGTGGCGGCTGAAGGTCGGCAATTACTTTCCGCGCAACAACCGCGATGACCCGGATGTCAATTACATCACGTGGGACGCGTCCCTGTCCGCCAATTTTCAGCAGATTGAGCTGTTAATCAATCAGCTTTACAGCATCTCGGAGATGGGCAGCGCCATCTTTGGCGACCTCTCAAACAAAACAGGACAGGTGCCGAGCGGCTCCGCCCTGCGCCGCCTGATGATGTCGCCGCTTGCAAAAGCGCGCAGGATTGCCAATAAGTTCGACCCTGCGCTTAAAGGTATTATCTCAGCAAGCGCAACGGTTTACGGCGAAACTTTGCCGCCGCAGGATATCAGCATCAAGTGGAACGATGGACTGCCGGATGACGAGGCGGAGAACGCACAGATTATGAACCTCCGCACAGGGAACAAACCAACAATTAGCCAGCATACGGCAATCCAACGGCTTGACGGTCTGGGTGACAAGGACGCGGCGGCGGAGCTGGACGAGATACGCGCGGACGACGCGGCACAGGATATGGGGACAGCACCGCCTGCAGAGCCGCCCGGAGATAATCAGGAGGAACCGCTGAATGACGAAAGCTGAAGAACTGAAACGTCTGTATGAGCTTGCGCAGAAACGCCTAGTGGAAATCATTACCACCAAATCTGCGCGCGGCTCTCCCGCCCTGTATGAACGGCGTATCTTAAAGCAAATCACCGCCGAGCTGAAAAAGCTGAAAAAGGCTGCGCCGGAGCTTATAAAGCAGCTGGTGCTTGAGGGCTACACGACAGGGCTTGAGGACGCGGTGCAGGATATCTTGAAAGCGGGTATGCCAAAGCCCGCGTATAGCCTCTTTTCCCGCGTCAACACACAGCAAATCAATCTCATTGTGCAGAATACGGTTGACAGCCTCAATCAGGCTGCTAACATCGTCGGCAGGCGCATGGAGGATGAAATACGCGCAGCCGGCCTGCGTGCGGCATCCTTGAAAGCTGCGACCGGCGGCACCGTTAGGGACATGCAAAAGGACCTCGTCAAGCGGCTGTTGGGGCTTGATTTAAAGCAGTCGAATGGGAAAATGGGCGTGCGGTACAAAAATGGCACGGTTGTGAGCCTTGATAAGTACGCCGAAATGGTATCGCGCACCACGCCTGCAGAAGCGCAGAACAAGGCAAAAATAGTGCAGGGTCAAGCGTGGGGCTACGACTTAGTGCGATGCACAACCCACCACCCAACCTGCGAGGTCTGCGCGCAGTACCAGGGGCGCGTCTACGCCCTCACACGCGAAGCGGCCAACGGTAAATACAAGGGTCCGGGCGGAGAGCTTCTGCGCTTCCCTCTGCTGTACGAAACGGCACTGGTGCATGGGTATGAAACCATCCATCCGAACTGCCGGCACAGGTTTTCCATCTTGCCGGCAGCGGCTTATAGCCTTAAGGAACTCGCGGAGTTTTCCCACAAAAGCATGCAGCCGTTTGTAGATACCCGCAGCGATGCGGAACGGAAAGCCTACGCGCAGGAGCAGGCGGTCAAGCGGCAGCGCAACGCAGACCTGCACGAATGGCGCAAATACCGCACGCTTCTGCCGGAGGACGCACCGACGACCTTTTCAGGCTTTCGGCGTATGAAGAAGACCAACTCCGTGCGGTACCAGCGGCTGCAATGGGACGCGCGGTTTCTGCGCAAATATGGCGCGGATACGGAGCACCCTCCGCTTAATAACCTTGAAACGCCGCGCGGAATTGGCGATAAGCTGGCGGACTATTCGCTGAATACGGAACACGAATACGGAAAGCATAAGGCGGTTGTTTTCCAGAGCGCCCTGGGTTATAATCAAGATAACGCAGGGCAGCTGGAAGAAGCAATCAAAGCCGGGCTGAGCCGATACCGCGCAATCCCGCTCGGCGACGATGGCTACGGGCCGAAATTCAACGTCATGCTCCTGGTGGACGGTCCGAGCGGAAAACGCCAGCCGGTGAAAACCACTTGGATATACGACAAGGGGCTTGAAACCCCAAGGATGGTGACTTGTTATGTCGAGAAAAGTAAAAGAGCATAGTGCTGTCCGGTTGAAGGATGGGCGTAGTGGAACCGTGCAAATAGTCCACTATAAAGACGGTGTGGAAACGGCGTATCTTGTGGAAATCGAGGACGGTTCACACGACTTGACGACCGTTATACCGGACCAAATTACTGAAATCACATGGGAACCAAAATGAAGACCGCTTGGCTTTGATGGCCTGGCGGTCTTTTTGTACCTTTTTTGCCGCGCCCCGCGCGGGAGACTTGATGAAAGGAAAAACAACAATGAAATGCCCTTATGCAGTACACAGGCAGATTACGACACAGACGGCCTTTGAATTTGACGAAGAGGGCCGCAACAACATAGCGACCACCATAGAAAACAACACAGCAAGCTTTTGTAACTGCCACAAAGAAAATTGTGGTGCTTGGGACAGTAAGCAGGGACGGTGTAACTACGGCGGCATCGCAGAATAACAGGGAGGAAGGCGTTGCCCAGATGGCGGCGTCTTTTTATATTTCAAAAAGCGAAAGGAGAAACACAATGAAAGACAAATCTATCCCTCTGAATATCCAGCTCTTTGCTGAAGAGGGCGACCCGTCAGGAACGGGCGATAATAACGAACCCCCGAAAGGCAGGACCTTTACGGAGGATTATGTCAAAGGCTTACGGTAGGAATCCGCGGGCTACCGCACAACAGCAAAAACCTATGAAGCAACCCTGCGCGGTGTGCTGGGTATAAGCGAGGGTGAGGAGTTGGGCGACCTAAACGCGCGTGTGGCCGCTTACCAGTCCAACCTTACAGCACAGCAGGAAAAGACGCTTGCAACAGCGAACCAGCGCCTCATCAGCGCAGAAATCCGCGGCCTTGAGGGCTACAACGTGAAGCTGCTTGAAAAGGTTATCGACCAAGGAAACATCAAGGTCGACGAGAATGGCAATGTTACAGGCGTAAAGGAGGCGGCAGAGGCAGCGGCAAAGGAGTTCCCGGAAGTCCTGAAAGCGGAAAAGCAGAAATGGGCGCCGGGCAACCCCGCGGAAGGGGACGTTCCGCCCATGACGAAGGAAGCGTTTACAAAGCTGCCTTACGCGGAACAGTACAAGTTCAAGCACGAACATCCCAACGAATACAAAAAACTTATTGGAGGTAATTAATTATGTCAGGAACAATTTTTGGAATCCCGTTTGACGAGGAGTTGTTTTTAAACAACTGGAACGAAGCACCCGACCCGGTGCTTACCGCGCTGCTTGACAGCGGCGTTATGGTGGAGGATTCCACCATCAGGGACATGATTCAGTCCAACGGCAACATCTACACCATCCCGTTCTACAACACCTTGAACGGCGAGGAACAGAACTATGACGGACGCACAGACATCACCGTTGAGGAAACCGGCGGCGACAGCCAGACCGGCGTTGTCTATGGGCGCGCGAAGGGTTTCTTTGCACGTAACTTTACGTCAGAGCTTTCCGGCGCCGACCCGATGGGGCATATTGTGTCATCGGTTGCGCGGTATTGGCATAAGCGCAGGCAGAAAAGGCTTATCGGCTTGCTTGGCGGGCTTTTCTCGATTACCGGTTCTACAGGCTTTACAAAGAAATGGCAGGATAACCATATCGTCGACCTTGGCTCAGATACTGCGGCGCCCCGCAAAATCGAAGCAACGGACCTCAACGACCTTGCTACTAAGGCTTTGGGCGATAACAAGACAGAATTCAAGGTCGCGGTCATGCACTCGGACGTTGCGCATACACTCGAAAACCTGCAGGTGCTGGAATACTGGAAGCAGAGCGACGCGAACGGCATTCAGCGCCCGACTGCCCTTGCATCAGCGAACGGTTATACCGTTATTATCGACGACGGCGTGACAACGGAGGACGTTGGCGGGGAAGACGCGAACAAAGACCTGAAGAAGTACCACACCTATCTGCTCGGCACGGGCGTACTCAGGCACGCACCCGGACGCGTCGATGTGCCGGTTGAATCTGCGCGTGACGCGAAGAAGAACGGCGGCCAGGATGAGCTCATTACGAGAATCCGCGAAACAATCCACCCGAACGGCTTTAGCTTTACCGTGCCGAAATCCGGCTGGACGGATTCGCCGACTGACGCGCAGCTCTTCGCACCTGCAAACTGGAGCCTGAAATTCGACCCGAAGGCAATCCCGATTGCAGAGCTGATTACAAACGGGTAAGGTGATAACATGCTGACGCCTGAAAAGGATACATATATCACAATAAAAGAAGCAAACGAGCTGCTTGCCTTTGAGCCGCAGGCGGAGAAGTGGGCAACACTGTCAGACGAATGCAAAGAGGCCTGTTTACGTTCTGCGGCCCGCCATATCGACGGGCTTCGGCTTTCAGGCTTCCGGCGCGACCTGCACCAGCCAATGGCGTTCCCGCGCAACCATGAGGACACACCGGAGGAAATCAAGATGGCGCAGGTTTTGGAAGCGCTTGCCCTTGCTGATATACAAGCCTCACTGCGCCGCAGGCTGCAGGAACAGGGCGTGACGTCAATTAACCTTGGGAAAGCCTCAGAGAGCTACGACAGCGCGAATAAGCCGTATACAGGTGCGTTGATAAGCGTGGAAGCTTATAAGCTGATGCGCCCGTATTTGAAGGGAACGGTGGCGATTGTATGAGCATTTGGAGTGAGCATTATACCGAGGTTATCAAGGTGCACCGCTGCCAGGGTACAAACGCATATGGCGATATAGAGTTCTCTCCGCCCTTAGATATGGACGGGGAGAATTTTGTTTGCCAGATTGATTATACCCGTAAGGAAGTGCTGAACAAGGACGGCGAAAAGGTAATCAGCGAGGCTGCGGCTTTAAGCGATACGCCCCTGCCGCCTTTGAGTATTGTTTATGCAGACGGGCAGCGGTTTGAAGTCAAGAGCTGCCAGCCAATCAAGGACATCTTCGGCACGCTTGACCACTACGAAATAACGCTGTGAGGTGGTTGAATGGGTAAAAGGATAGATATTCCGCCGGAGGAGTACTTGCGCGGCTTAGACGGTGTTGTGGAGCACCTGCAGGCGTGTGTTGATAATATGGAGTGCGGAAGCGCGAAAGGGCTTACAAACGCATTAATGTATGTTGCAGAGGAAAGCCAGCAGCGGGCACCGATAGACACAGGCGATTTGCGCGGCAGTGTCCGGGTAGAACTTGATGGCCAGGCTTACGCAGAAGGAGAAAAGGGCGGAGGTGTTAATGTTTTGGGTGCTGTCCCTGAAACAGCCGAAAAAGGCTCAGTAAGTTTTAATACGCCTTATGCAGCTGACCAACACGAGCACGAGGAATACGACCATCCACGCGAAGGTCGGGCGAAATACTTGGAGAGCGTACTGGTCGAACAATCTGAACGTATTTTGCAGACAATCGCGAGAGGCGTAATAGATGAACTGTTTGGAGGCGGTGCGGATGATTGAAGCGTTGAAAGCTTATCTGGAATCAAAGGGATATAAGAACATCACCTGCGATTTTATGCCGGACGTCTCCAAACGCGTTCAGGCCATCAACATTGCGCAATGGTCGCACACGGTCGGCAGCATCAACGACGGCACGGGCACCCGCTATATTCAGGTGCAGTGCCGCGATACGACGCGCGATAAGGCTTATAAGGCCTGCAGCGAGATATTCAAGCTGCTTGACAGCGGCACAGAAGAACACGTTATCAACCTGACCGACACCGTGTCCTGCATTGCTCGCCCGCGGCGCGGCCCCTTAATTCTGGAGCGCGGCAGCGGGTATGTAACATTTTATTGCGAGATTGCCCTTTGGGGCGAAAACTGAAAGGAGAAATACACAATGGGAAAGAAGTATTTGAAAGGCTTTGCAAATTGCGGCTATGCGCCGGTTACGGAGGACACCGTTACGGCATATAAGGCAGGGGAGGTTACAAAGCTTCCCGGCGCTTCCAGCGGCGCGCCGACCGACAACAAGACCGAATATACGATTTACGCGGATGACGACGTTTACGACAGCGGAGCGGAATGGAAGGACACAACCCTTACCATTACCGTGCTGGAGGCAGACGCAAAGGACATAGCTGCACTCACCGGTGCGGCTCTTGACGAATCGACCGGCGAGCTTAAAGAAGGCACCTTTGACGACGCGCCCCTCGTCGCGTTTACCTTTTCCGCGCTGCGCGGCGACTTTGGCTACCGTTTATTCCGTTATCCTTCCTGCCGCTGCACAGGGTACAAGATTACACATAACACGAGGGGGGATAACAACGACGCGCAGTCTTACGAGCTGACGTTCAAGTGTTCCCCGCGTAAAATCGACCATACTATCAGAGAAACGAAGGACGTCGACAAGGGCACGCCGCTTACATGGCTCGACGCCATCCCTGCCCTGCCCGAAACGCCGGTTGTATCGGGGGAGGGTTAATCGATGTTTGGCAGAGATAAAAGTGTTGAAATGAGTGAGCCGGAGGGACGCGTTGTGCATGGCATCACCGTGTGCAAACTCCCAATCGGAAGGTATGTCAAGTTTTTGGGCGCGACAAATAACCTTGCGTCTTTTTTGTTGGACGACGTGTTCCCAGGCGCAAAAAACGTCAGCCAGCTCATCGCGGAAATAATGGCCTTAGATAGAGCCACGCTGTTTGACACGCTTGGCAGGCTAATTGTGTCTGTGCCTGATAAGGTGTGCTCCCTTGCCGCAGAGCTGCTTGACGTTGACCCTGATGTGATGTGCAATCTCTCGCCGACAGAGCTTACAGATATTTTGATTGCGTTTGAAGGGACAAACAATTTATCTGATTTTTTCGGCAACGTGCGCCTACTGAAATCGAAAATGGGCGCACAGAATCCGGCGAATACTGGCTCCAGCGTTGGCTAGCTATCGCGCGCAGCGTTGGAATTGGAAAGCACGAACTGCTCGAAGAATACTACTACGATGAGTTTGTCTGCATGATGGACGCTTACAACGATATGCACTCGCTTGGTGACGGCAGCGGCACGGATGCTGAAGTTTTTGCTGACGAGTACGATTGATTAAGCCTTGTCAAAATAACATGGATATGGTATTATTTTGCTGAGGTGAGGATGGATGTATTGTAAAAAATGCGGCGCACAGATTGAGGACAATAGTGTTTTCTGTAAGGAGTGCGGGGAGCGGCTAATTGAAAAGGAAAAAAAGCCACTACCCAAGAAAAAGATACGAAAAATAATAATTTCTGTCGTAGCTGGAATTTTGGTAATTGGTATTATCGTATTCGGTATTTTGTTTTTGACTCGTCAAAAAGAAATGGAAGCTGAAAAAGAAAATGAAATCTTATCTCCCGTTTCTATCAGCGAGCTATCGGGCGAAAAATTCTTCCGGTTACCACCAGATTTATTCAGAGAAAAATTCAACCGTTTTAGTAGCGGGCTTAAACTGGAAGAGGGGAAAAGTTCTTTAGCTGATAGCGATGATGAGGATGTTTTTTACAATTGGATTATAGACGACGACACTATCGCGCTACATATTAAAAAGAATACCGATTTAGTAACTAACATAATGCTCTTGAGCGATGAAGATTCCTTTTATCAAAAAAACGCACCGGCCATCTTGAAAGCGATTTGTCCATCAATTCCAGAAGCCGAAATAAAAAGATGTATCAAAAATGCAGATACAACTCCTGTTGGCGAGGATTATTATTTTATGTATGAGGACATTAAAGTGCTTATTTTCCGCGCTGATGAGGCTATTTCATTGTTTTTCTATCCAAGAGAGCGCTAAGATTTAAAATCATTCCTGCACCCGTCAAAAATATGGCGGGTGCTATCTTTTGGGAAAAATTAAAAAACCTCTTGACGTTCTTGTCCGTAGGAGGGTGATCGAGTACTATTACATGAGCAAGCCCAAAACCAAGTACAGTGCGAACTATAAGCTCACAGAAAAACACCGGTAGGTTCGCACCAGAAAAAACAGTTTGAAATACTGTGATTTTATGGTAAAATAAAACAAAAGAGGCGACATGTGTGAAACATGCACAGATGTGTGTGATATGCTCTATCTGCTTTGGCTTCTTTTGCTGTCACCGCCCACGCGGCGGTGTGGATTGAAATCGGGGCGAAGGTTTGTCATATCTCTTAGGTTGTTGTCACCGCCCACGCGGCGGTGTGGATTGAAATCGATTTTTTGCTGCATGGCTTTTGCTCCTTTACGTCTCGCCCCTCGCGGGGCGTGTGGATTGAAATGGTCCAAGAGATTATGGCTTAACCATAAACACAGCCGTCTCCGCCCGCAAGGGCGGTGTGGATTAAAACAAATGCCCCCGTAAGGGGCAAAAAAACAAACGAAAGCACTTATCCTTATGGGTAGGTGCTTTTGTTATGCAATTTTTTATTAGAAAGGCTGATTTTAAATGTCAAACGAAGTAAACTTAGGCCGCTTGGTCGCGGAAATCGCATTAGAAAGCGAAGAAGCGCAACGGACAGCCGACGATATAAGGCAGATACTTAAATCAATTGGTATTGAGGGCAAAGATGCGAATCAAGTACTTAAACAGTGCTTTTCCGACACTTCCGCATTTAAAAAATACCGCTCAGAACTTGATGTGATTGCCGCAAAAATCGATGTGCAGAAGAAGAAATTACAAGAACTCGAACAAACGAAAAACAAAGAACCACGTTTTAAAAGCGATTATACCGCCATTGAAAAGGCTACTGCTGCATATGACGGCGAAAAAATAAAGCTAATGCAGCTTGAAAAGCAGTTTGACAGCACGGCAGCGGCGCAAGAGAACTACGTTAAAAAACAAGCGCAATCAGCCGCAAAGCTGGCAGACAAAAAGGCGTATAAGGACGCAAGCACGGGCGTTGATTTAATGTCTTCGTCCCTGCGTACCCTTGACAACATTGCTCCCGGCACCGTCAGCAGCCTGTCCGACGTTATTACCCAAGTCCAGATTGCAAAAAGGGCATTTCATCAGGCGGCAACGCCCGCGCTCGCGTGGGGGACAGCAATTGCGGCAGGTGTGGGAATCGTGGCAAACCTGATAGTTACGGGCTTATCCCAGCTCCAAGAAAAGCAGGAAGAAGCCCGCCGCCAAGCCGCACAATTAGCGGAAGAATACAAGGAAGAAAGCCAGACGTTGCAGGATTTGTCCGATGATTATATGGCGTTAAAAACCAAGATTGACACCACAAGCCTTTCGCACGATGAAGAAAGCAGTACCAAAAAACAACTGTTACAAGTCCAAGAAAAGCTTGTAGAGATGTACGGCGCGGAGGCTGGAAATCTTGACCTTGTTAACGGAAATATAGACGTGCAGATTGAAAAAATCAAGGAACTTGCGGTCGCAAAAGCGAAGTTGAAAGAGCAAGAACTATATGACGAAAAGCAAAAAGCAATAAAAGAGCTCGCCAAAGAAAATGAGTATTATCTGGGGACGTTGCACTTTAGCCCGGAATCCAAAGAGGCCTTGCAAGACCTTGATAAACTATTACAATCATATAATACGCATTTATATGATGGGCCAGCAAGCGACGAGGGCTTTTTCTCGCGCGATTTTAAGTTAAATGTAAATATTGAGGATGCAGAAGAAAAGCTGCGCGAACTATTTAATGTCATAGAGAACTACAAAGATACTTTAACTAATAATTCAGCGCCGCAGGAGGCTATTGATAATGTTAATAAAATGCTATCAGAAATAAGTAAAAGAATAAACGACGCGACAAGCGAAGACATCGAAAAAATGAAATCCATCGTCGAACAAAGCGACCAGTTGCGCGAAACAATATCCTCCAACGGTGCAAACTTATTTCCGGAAGACAAAATGGCTGAGTACCAAATCCGCAGCATACAGCAGTATACAACGGCTGTAAACGACCTCGGCAGCGCCTACGCCACGCTCCACGAAGGGCAGCAGCTCGATCTCGACACCATACTAAGCCTCATCGATACCTACCCGCAATTTGCCCAGGCAATCGCAAGTGGCACGTTGTCCCTCTCCGACCAAGAGACCGTAATCAAAAATCTATTTGAAGCAAAAAAAGCGGAGGCACTCGCCAGCATAGAAGCAGACCGCCAAAAAGTCGAATCGCTGCGCGACGCGACGCAGGAGACAATCGACCTTTTACAGACCCAGCTAAACGCCTACAAAACCATGTTCGGCGGCGGGGCGTTTGGCGACCTCTACGGCCCTCTCATAGCGGCACAGGCAGAACTGGCAGGATACAACGAGCAGCTTGACCAGCTCAACGCCCGAACAAAGGCATACCAGTCCATCAGCATCAACGACTACCTGCCCACTCAAAAAGCCAAGAAAAAAGACGACCGCAACGAGGCATTGCAGCAGGAATTAAAGCTTTTGGAACACAGGAAAGCCCTGAACCAGCTCTCCGCGCAGGATGAAATTGCGTGGCTGGAACGCATCAACGCGACCTACGCGAAAAACGCCGACGAGCAGATGGACATGGAAAAACGCCTGTACAACGCCCGGAAAGCCTTGCAGGAAGCGGAGGAACAGGCGGCGAAGGAAGCGCTGAACGAAGCGTTGAAGGGGATTGAAAGTAAAAAGGCTCTGAACAAAATATCCACCGAAGAAGAAATCCAGCAGCTTGAACGGATTCGGCAGACGTACCGCATGAACGCCGAGGACGCAATGAGCCTTGAAATCAAGCTGTATAACCTCAAAAAGACGCTGCGCGACGAGCGCACCGACAAGCTGGACAATATCGCGGACGGCGTAACCGAAGCCCTCAAAAACAAATATGAGAAGCAGAAGAAATACGAAACCGACCGCATCAACCAGTCAATCAAGAGCTGGCAGGATTGGGAGGATAAGACGGTATCAGCTATACAGGGGCAGATTGACGCCCTTGACGAGCTTTCCAAGGCGCAGGAATCTGAGGATAAACGGCAGGAGTATGAGACGAAACGCCAGGCGACCGCCCTGCAGCTTGCTTACGAAAAGGACGACTACAACCGCAAGCAGCTCCAGAAGGAATTGAACCGGCTCGACCAGGAGGAGGCGAAGCGGCTGGAGGCGGAGGCGCGGGAGAAGCAGAAGGAAGAGCTGCAAAAACAGATGGACGCTGTGAAAGAGGAATCCACGAAGCAGCAGGACGCGCTGAAGAAGCGGCAGGATGCTTTGAACGAGCAGTACGAAAAGCTGACCTCGTCCTTCGCGCTGGAGGCAGAAGCTCAAAAGACCATCATGGAAAAGGGTATGAACGGCGTTATTGACCTCATTAAGTCCTTTGCGCCGGAATTCAACCTTGCCGGCAAGACACTCGCGGAAAAGCTCTATGAGGGGTTTGAAAGCAAGAACTGGGATATTGACGCATACTCCAATATCATCAAAAATGGTACGGGCAGCGCTTACCAGCAGGCGCAAAGGGTGGCAATTGACGCGGCAAACAAGTTTTGGCGGACGCGCACAGAATACAACAGGCAGACGGGGATGACGACGGCGCCGGCGAAAGCGCCAGAGGTCAACTTGACCGTCAACTTTAACCAGCCGGTGCAGTCACCCGTCGAGACACAGCGCGCGCTGCGGAGAGTATCGCAGGAGCTTGCGCGCCAGATTATGAAATGAGGGAGGTGATAGAATGCAGGAGCTTGTGTATGTGCCGCCCGGTGGTACGGTTGCCGACCTGTCCGGCTGCGCAGAGCTGAAATTTCAGGAGCCATATGTGCTGTCTACGCTTTCCGGCGTCAGCGGCTTGGGCTACACGCTAATATCCAGTGAGGCGGCGGGAGTGGATGGTACAACCGTACAGGGAATCCACGCGGAAAGCCGGGAAATCACATGTGCTGTGTACATAAAGGGGGACAGCAGGCGGGAAATGTACCGGAACAGGTTTGCGTTGATTGCAAAGCTGGCCCCGCGGCAGGAGCCGGGAGAGCTGCATTACCGCAACGACTATATTTCGGTGAAAATCAAAGCATACCCGGCATTGCCCGCGGATTTTACAGAGCGGGTCAAGAACTACAACAAGTGCGATATTACCTTTATCGCGCCGGAGCCGTATTGGGAGGCGCTTGACGATGAGAGCACCAGCATCGCGTATCAGGAGAATATCGGCTTTAAATTCCCGCTGCGCTTTAATCCGTCGGTTACCTTCGGTATGCAGAACAACACAGCAGAAATCATGTACCTGGGGTCTGTGCCGGCGCCTGTGCGTATTACCATAGCGGGTGAGGCTCCCTCGCCGCAGATTACGAATGAAACAGCGGGAGAAACCATATATGTGGAAAATCTATCCCTAGGGATAAACGAAAGCCTTGCCATCTGGACAAAGAAGGGCGAAAAGAGCGTCAAGCTCCGGCGCAATGGCGAGATTACAGACGCGTTCCACCTGGTGGGCGTGCGCTCGAAGTTCTGGTCGCTGCAGCCGGGCAGGAATGTTATCACCTATAAATCAGCCGACGATTCCAAGCACGCGCGCGTAAGCATTACGTGGACGAACCTATATGCGGGGGTGTAATGATGGATTGGCCGGTGATTAAAATAATGGCTCCTAACAAGACGTTTTTAGGGGAAATAGACTTATATACTTCCCTTCGTTTCAAACGCTCATGGCAAGGTATAGGCGACTTTGAAATACATATCATTGCGCGGGATTACAACCCTTCCTTATTCGCTGTGGATAACCTCATAATGCTTGACGGGGATGTCCATCGTGCCGGTATCATCCGGAAGGTTGATACAGCAATCACAAGCAGCGGCATTGAGGCGGTAATACAAGGGCAGCACCTTGACGGCCTTCTAAGCCAGCGAATTGTTATCCCCTACGAAGGGGAGGCAAACGGTGGGTATTTCTGTGTGCCGAAAAAAGCAACGGATGCAAGCGTCGTGAAGCCTGTGCCCACTGAAACCATCCTGAAAACGTTTGTCCGCGGACAAATCCCTTATGCAACGAGTGGCGGGGCAATTAACCCACGCGGCATGTACCTCGACGTGGAAACAGATAAGGGGCGGGGGATGAAAACAGTCTGGATGAGCCGCTATGACCCGCTCGATGAAGTGCTGCAGAGCATCTGTGAGTATACGGATATGGGATTTGAAATTGTGCTGCGTTTTGAAGCATACGATTCGGCTTATTATACGTTTGACGTCATAGAAGGCATTGACCGGACGGAAGGGCAGAAAACGAATTCCCGCGTCATTATGTCCCTAGAGTTTGAATCGGTGAGCAGCCTCCAGTACTCGCTTGATTCCGCGCCAAGCAAAAATATTGCTTACGCTGGTGGCGCTGGTGAGGATTTTAACCGGACGGTACTTGCAGTCACAAATGAAGAAACAATGCCTGTTGGGTATCGGAGAAGGGAAACCTTTATTGATTGCGGCACACTGGAAATTGCTGAAACCGACACAGCCTTATCGCTGTCTGAAGAAGGCAAGCATAAGCTGCAGGAATATAAACAGGCAGAGAGCTTGACGGCGGAGGTTTCGCTGTCAGGCCCTTTTATTTACCGCAAGCATTATGACCTAGGCGACCTCGTAACCGTGTATGCCCCTGAAATTGGTTTGGCACAGGATATGCGGGTGTCGGAGGCAGAGGAATCGTACGAGCCGGGCGGTATGCATTTAAACATCACATTTGGTACGGCGCAGCCGCATATTGAAAGGGCAATCCGCGCACTGCAGCCGAAAGTAAGATAGGAGGATATTGTATGGCAGAGAAATCAAGGTTTTTTGACAGCACAGCCGGGGATGTGCGGGAGTACAGCGCGGATGAATTCGCGGAGGTATTTCGCACATTTTTTTCTACGGGCATTATCAAGAATGAAAAACCAAATTCAGCTGCAGAAAATGCGCTGAAGGTTACAAAAGGAGCGGCAGGGACAATGGTGGTTGCCCCGGGTTACGCGGTAATCGATGGGTACTGGTACCACAATGACAGCAGCCTCACAGTAAACGTTCCGGTGTCTCAAGCCGTCCCACGGAAGGATTTAATTGTTTTACGGCGCGATACCCAGGATAAAAAGATTTCCGTTAGATACCTAATGGGCTCAGCAAATTCAGAACCTACGGCATTATTAAGCAATGACATACCGCTTGCATACCTGTTTATCGCCCCCGGAGGCAACCAGGTAGTTGAATATGCAGACCGCCGCACTAAGTTTTGCCAAGCGCTTTACACGTTGAATTTGGGTGAGTTCATATCGGAATTTACATCGACGATAGAAAAATTTAAAGCGGATTCACAAGCGGCTCTCGGAAAGTTTGGAGCTGATGAGGCGGAGCATTTGATTGACCACATGGAGGATGAGCCGCGGGCATCGCGTTTACTGCAAATTATACTGAATAAAGACGGAGCAGGTTCAGGGCTTGACGCCGACCTGCTCGACGGCAAGCAGGGCTCTTATTACCTCAATTACAATAACCTGTCCAACCTGCCGTCAGTCCAGCAGATATTCAGCGGTACATCGGCTCCCGCCACGTCACTCGGCAGCAACGGCGACATCTACATAATGTACGAGGGGTGAGCGTATGGCTGATATTCAAAGCACCTACAATATGTCCACCACGCCGGTTATCAAACATACCGTGACATACGAGACTAAAAGGGCCGGTACGACGGTGTATTACCGCTTTAAAATCTCGACAGCGCCGCTTGCTGCGACAGAATACTTTGGCTATAACCTCGTCTGCTCGATTACGCTTAACGGTAAGACGGTTGCGTCGAATGCAGAGCTGAAACCCGCTTCGCCAAGCACGTGGACTTCGGCGCGCGTGAAATACCTGCCGTCAAGCACGGGCTGGTATTCGGTGACTGGAGTTACGTCCGCGGCTACGCTGCCCGCGAAAATTACTTTTGCGAGCACACAGACGTCCGGTTCCGCGTCAAGCGGGAACCGTACCGTCAATGTCCCCGCTGGTTCAGCCCCAACGTCGCCAACACTCGTTCTGTCGGCCTCATCTGTGAGCCTTGACACCGCAATAAAGGTCGGCGTGTCCGGAGGCTCATGGGGCGACAGCGGAGCCGGTAAGTTTAATTATCAGTACAGCACCAACAACAGCACTTGGACGGCATTTTATACCGGCACGGCAAAATCACAAAGCTTTCTGCCTTCCTCATTTGGAGGAAAGGCGGGAAGTGTTTTTTATTTCCGCGTCCAGGCAGTGAACGCCCGCGGGCTGTCGGTGTATACAAAAACGCTGTCTCTGCATGTGATATCGCCGCCGATTGAAACAGGAAAAATGCGTGTGAAGGTAAACGGTGTGTGGAAGCAGGGGACGGCGTATGTCAAGGTAAACGGGGCGTGGAAAAAAGCAAAAAAAGTTTGCGTCAAAGTAAACGGCGCATGGAAGGATGGTGCATAAATGGGAGCAAGAATAATCGAAATGCTTGTTTCACCGGATGAAAACGGGAACAAGCTTACAGCAAGTCAGCAGCTGCTCGGCTATGCCGGTGAGCATCAGGCGACCGAGCTGCAGTTCAAGTTTCCCGAAACATGGTCTGGAAACGACGGCCTAAGGTTTTATGTGAGCCTTTTAGCTGCAAATGGAAAGTCCTATAAGACAGAACTTCAGGAATGGCCGGTCGCTGTTTTGCTGCCCGCGGCAGTCACGTATGAAGGGAGCCTGTATGTCCAGGTCATTGCGGTTCCCGTAGACGATGAAGCGCTTGAGGTCAAAAAATCCTCCTGCTTTAAAGGAACGATTGAAAAAAGTTTAAACGGCTCTCAAAGCTTGCCGGAAGACGCAACATCAGGGCTAATAGAGCAAAGTTTAAAGGATTTTTATACCGCAGTGCAGAAAATTCCGGAGTGCCTGCCGCATATCGGCGATAACGGAGACTGGTACATTTACAACGCAGAAACGGCCGGGTTTGTAGATACAGGCAGCCCCGCGCGCGGGGAGAAGGGTGAAATAGGAGAGCTAAGTGACGGAAGCGTTACAGGTGTAAAGCTTGGAAAGTACAGCGTTTTGACTGACAAGGTCGCGCCGCAGGCCATTACAGCTGAAAAGCTTGGTAATAAAGCGGTCGTTGCACGAACGGTAGCGGATGATACACGTTCAATGTTTGCCCCATCCCTGACTGGATACACAGAGGGAGACATCGCCCTTATAACAGACGGCATACCTGGTACGTTAATAAAATCCGCCGTTGTACGGGGGAAAAGCGTGGTAGACGAAACAACCGGGACTATTAAACCGCTTTCGCCAGCCGTCATTGTCGCATCCAGCAACGACGGCACCGTAGAAAACCATGTAAACCTGCCCGCAGGATTACAGCTTTACAGTACGCCCAACAACCAGTATTACGACACATACAACGCGGTAACCGGTAAGCTTACCCGTAATTGTGGTAAGGTGCTTCTCGCGTCTGCCGGATGGATTTATGGATACTCTACCTCGGCGGCGGCTGTAACGTGGATAACGGCGAATAACTATGTCCCATCGAAATCATACTACATGGCGCACAACGGAGCCGTATCGACACAGGCGACCGATTGGCAGGGGAAGATAAGCCTGACCGTAAATAAGACCGACGCAGGCATTACAGCAGAGGACACAGCAGCGGCCGCCGCGCAGAAAATCAAAACCTACTTTGGCGAAGCGTACGCAATCTTGCCTCTCAAGACACCAACAACCGAACAGCTTGAGCCGGTACAGCTTGCAATCCCTACAAAAGAATGCGCCGTCGTCTGCAACAACGGGTATCTCGATGTTTCGTATTGCAGGGATATTAATACGGCTTATCTTGACTTACTGGAATACACGACATGGTTAGAGGCGCGTATCGCACAGCTTGAAATCAGCACGGGAGGGGGTGGCACAATATGACGTACAAGAACTGCAAGACATTGATTACGGCGGGCAGATATGAATATGAAAGCATGTTTTCTATGCTTGACCTGTTTATGATGGTAGAAAGGATTACGCAGGAGGAATACATAGAGTTGACCGGACTGCTTGCACAGCCGGAAGAACCTATAGAACCCGCAGCAGAAGAAACAAAATAAACGCCGCACACAGCGGCACAATTTGAAAGGATGGTTTTAAACATGGCAAAGAAAATCTATTTATCCCCTAGCAACCAGAACGGGAACAAGTATGCAACCGGAAACACGAACGAGATGGAGCAGTGCAACAAGATTGCGGCCGCGGCGGAAACCGCCCTGAAACGTTGTGGCTTTACCGTAAAACGCGCGTCGAAAGGCCAGAACATGACCGTATCTATCAACGAAAGCAACGCATGGAAAGCGGATTTGCATATCCCTATCCACACGAATGCCTTTAACAACAAAACCACGGGCGGCACTATGATAATGGTTTACAGCAACAGCGGAGAGAACGCAAAGGCAGCAAAGGCAATCAAGGCGGCGCTCGACCCGTTAACGCCCGGTAAGGATTATGCGATACAGACGCGCACGGACTTGGCGGAGCTTCGGCAGACGACGGCGATTGCAGTGTACTGTGAGTGCGAGTTCCACGATACGAAGGAGGGCGCGTCCTTCATTATCGCCAATACCGGAAAAATCGGTGAGGCAATCGCAAAGGGTGTATGCGGCTATTACGGCGTGAAATACATAGCACCCGCAAGCGCGGAAGCAAAAGCGAAGTATTACGTCCAGATTGGCGCGTATGCCGAAAAAAAGAACGCGGAAGCACAGGTAAAAGCGGCAAAAGCAAAAGGCTTTGACGCGTTTATCAAGGAGCTGTAAGGCGGTGGCGTGGTGTCAACCGAAATTGTTATCGCGTTGTTGTCAATCGTTGGCACGGTGATAGGTTCGGGGCTGGGTGTGATTGCGTCCAGTCGCTTGACAAACTACCGTATCCAGCAGTTGGAAAAAAAGGTGGAAAAGCATAATTCTGTGGTGGAGCGCATGGCTGTAGCGGAAAAGGAAATTCGAGTTGCCAACCACAGGATAGAAGATTTAGAAAGGAAGACAGAGCATGAACATTAACTGGAAAGTAAGATTACGCAGCGGGCCGTTTTGGGTAGGCTTGATATCACTTGTTTTGACCTTCGTTTACACGGTGCTCAACATGGCGGGTATCGTCCCGCAGTTTGAGCAGAAGCAGGTGATGGACATCGTCGTTATGCTGCTGCAAATACTCGCGTTTATCGGCATTGTGAGCGACCCGACAACGAAGGGGATAGAGGATAGTGAACGAGCGATGGGGTATAAGGAACCAAAATAAAATAACATAAAATGAGCCCCGTAAAGAAATTACGGGGCTTATATGTTTAATTTAGAAATTGACGCAATACTAAAAATTACAAGACTATTGTTTATTAAAGCGCAATCTAAAAGGGAGATATG